CGCCCATCGCGGAGGCCCCGCGGCTCACCGCCGCCATCTGGGTGGACAATCCGGCGTTTACCCGCTGCCCCATGTCGTCGAGCTCACGCGAGAGCTGGTCGGAGACAATCTGGGCGGCCCGCTCATCCAGGCGCGCTACAACGTCGGCGTAGATGGTGCCCAAATGCTCAACCCTCCCTTCATGTCACGCGCGTCACGAGTAGCCCAGTTCGGCGTCAATTGCGCTCTGGGCCTGCCGATCCGCCAGATCCACGGCGTCTTCGGTGCGTTTGCGGTCGGCCCGGTCGACGGGGTCGACGAACTCGATCGGGGCGGTGTCGAACATCCCGTCCGCGCCGAGTTTGGAACCCTGCCACGAGGACCGGAACCGGTAGGCCTCGTTGGCGATTTCGGCGAGCGCCGCCACCTTGACCGGCCAGCGGCCGCCGCGCTCGGCCTGCGTCTTGAACGCGGAATCCTCTGGCAGGAACTCCAGCAGGTAAAGCAGTTCGTAGCTCGATAGGATCAGGTCGCCGTCGGCGCCTCGGGTGCCGCGCAGCCAGCACTTGATGTGCTGGCCGCGGGTGTGTAGATCACTGGCTATCTGGCGGGGGAACTGCCTCCAGATCCACAGCGCCCCCATTACTTTTGGGATCTGCCGTCTGACGCTCCCTCAGCAGTTCTTCCACGCGGTACCACGCCTTGCGGAAGTGCTTGACGGCCACCCGCTCGCCGTCGATCGTCTTGGACCGCGCCAGGTCGTATTGCTTCTGACCGATCGCCGCGATGACCTCGAGGATCTCCCAGGAGGGAGTGATCAGCTCACCGGCGCGCCGGTAAGGGAACAGCAGCGGGCCCGGGCGGGTCTCGGCCGCGGCGGGGATGGTGGTCAGGACGTTGCCGCGCTTGTCGGTGATCTCACGTTCCTCGACGGCGACGATTTCATCGGGCCCGCGGTCATAGGTGTGGTCACGCTCGAAATGCAGCTTGTCCCAGGCGATCAACTGGTCATCGTCGAGGACGCGCAGGTAGGGGTTCGGCGGGATGTCCATCGTCGTACCGTCGTCGAAGCTGAGCGTGATCGGCGCGAGAACCGAGTCATAGATCCGGGCCTGCTCCAGTGCCGACTTTCCCGCGTCGGGGCTTTTGGTCGGAAGGTCGGCAGTGTCCTCGGGTTCATCGGGTTGGGGCTGTTTGGTCATGCGGGGGCGTGATCCTTTCGGGCGGTGGGCGATTCCTGGGCGTTGGATAGGTGGAAACCCGCCGGGTGGGCGCCGCCCAGGACGGTCGCGAAGCGCCCAAAACGCCCACCCGGCGGGGGATTATGTGATGGTGACCGAGTTCGACATCGGGGTGGTCGCCGTCGCGCCGTTGGTGGCGTGCACCGTGGCCCGCAGCTTGGAGCCGCCCGCGGTCAGCCCGGCCAGCAGCAGGGTCACCGTGCCGCCGGCGACCGTCACGTCGTCGGGCTCGATCGCCGGACCCCACGTCACACCCGCATCGCTGGATTGCTGGGCGGTGTAGGTCCACGGGTCGCCCGGGCCGGTGGGCTCGGCGAACGCCAGCATGGCATGCGAAGCTGTGGTGGCGGTCGCGACCGGCGGGGTCGCCGACAGCGATGGCACACCGCCCAGCGCGGTCCACCCCGACCCGCCGTACCAGGTGTGCATCAGGATCGGCTGGTATTCCAGTTCGCCCTGGCCGTTGGGGGCCAGCGCCATCATGATGCCGTCCAGCTCGGGGTCGTAGGTCAGCTCGGAGGCTTCCGAGTCGTCCTTCTCCTTCTTCGAGTTCCCGATGTTGCTCAGCCGGGCCAGGGCGTAGCCGTCGATCTTGTACAGCGGCAGGTTCGTCTTGCTGGACTCGATCTGGCGCAAGACCAGGAACTGCCGGCCAGGGTTGACACCGGACACGACGCGGCTGAACCCGGCATTGAGCGAGCCGGGGTCGGGGACGATGATGTCGCCGTTGTCGTTGGACAGCCGCAGGTTCTTGCGCAGATGCTGATTCCACGGCAGCGCGGTGTCGACCGGGGCGAAGCTCAGCGCCTCCGACTCCTCCGTCAGGCTGGTGTAGTACGGCAAATTCGTCTGGATCACCCGGAACGTCGTGGAGCGCACGTTCGGCTTGGACTGCGGGCCGGCGCCGTCCTTGAACTGGCCGGTGTCGAGCCAGCCCTGGTTGGGCTCGGGGTTGGTCACCCAGATGCCGCCCACCTTGGTGCGGGCCAGCAGGTCACCGCGCAGCTTGTTGTCCTGCGTGATCGGCGACCAGAACACCGACCCATCGGAGTTGTGCGGGCTGATGTTGGTGGCTTCGCCGCGCGAGTCGCGCACCAGCACGCGCAGCGGCTTGCCGATCTCCAGCGACTCGGGGTTCAGTTCTGCGAGGCCGGCCCCTCCCCACGTCGTGCCGGTCATGAGCTGCGTCATCGAGACGTCCTTTCACCAAAGGTGTTGAACCGGACAGCAATCCGGCGGATGGGTGGGCGTGGTTGGGGTGCGGGCAGTTGGTTGGCCCGCTGCGCGGCGTGGGCTAGGCCGCGACGAGTTTGAATCCGAACCGGTACTCGCTCACGAGGCGTGTGGCGACGGTCTCGGCGGCGTACGGCTCCTCGTGGGCTGATTCGATGATTTCGGCGAAGATCGGGCTGACGATCGCGCCGTCGGGCATGGTGGTGCCCCAGCCCGGGTGATCGACGAGCACCTGTGCGCGCTCATCGGTGCGGGCGGCCTCGCGGGCCGCCTCGGTGTACGTTGCGGCCAGGGTGTGCACCCGGATCGTCGGAAAGCTCAGGTATCCGACACGCGGATGGGACGCCACCGACACCCAGCGGTAGGGCATCGCCATGCCCGCCGCCCAACGCTTGGCCGCGATGGCGGCCGGTGCGCCCAGCGGCCGAAACCAGTTGATGCCGAACACGATCGGATCGACCGCCTTGAAGGCGGCCTGCAGCGGCGCGCTCATCGGACCCGGTTGAAGTGCGCTTCGGTCAGCGCGCGCGGCGCGAACTCCGGGGTGTCAATCGAGCCGTACTCGATCACGTTGGCAGCCTCATCGGTCGCACCGACTTTGCCGGCGCCGCCGAGCGCGGGCGCGATCACACCGACCGAATCGATGTAATCGCCGGTGTCTTCCGGCGATTCGTCCCGCCACACCGGCACCACCGCATCGGCCATGAAAGCATCCACATCGTTGTCGAATTCGCCCCTGCGGGACTGCTCGTCGAATTCGCCGCGAAGCATTGTGAACACCTCGTCAGGACTGCTGCCCATCAGCCCTGCTCTCGCTCACAGACGCAGAACACGTGATCGTGGCGGCCGCGGATGTCTTTCTCGAGGACCGCGTCGCCGCGCATCACATAGTCGCGGCCGTCGTACTGCAGCGTCAGCGACGACGTCAGCGCGGTGACCGCCGCCGGGGCGGGCTCACCATCATCGTCGACGGCGGGCACGTGCCCATCGGCGACGGGCAGGAACGCCCACCCGATCTCTGACGTGGTGACCGTCAGATTCTGCTGCTCCGATGGGGTTTGAATCTCGAAACACGCGCCGTTGACCCACACCACGGCCGGGTCGGCGATGATCGGCTCACCGTATTCGGTGTACGTCGGGTCGCCGTGCTCGTCGAGCACGGGGCCGCCCGGCCATTTGATGCCGACGCGCTGATCACCGATCGCGAACACCGGTCAGTAGTCGCATTCCGGGAAGTTGAACAGCGGCTCAGCGACCCGCGCGATACCCAGCATCTGCTTGTGTTTATCAGTCAGCAGTTCATCTAACACCTTCGCCGCGTAGTCGAACGTCCCCGCTTCGCGGCGCTTGCTGGTCTCGTTCTCGAAATGCGAAAGCCGCTCGTACGGGCCAAAATTCAGGGCGTCCCGCACAATCTCGAACACCACCTGCGCCGCGGTGCCCTCATCGGCGTCCGGCTTGCGTGCCCGGATGTATTCCGACACCACCCCGAGAAGCCGATCAGCGGTCAGGGACTGGGCGGACGTCAACGTCCCGAACTCGGCACCGAATTGCGTCAGTGTCAGGAACGGGTATGGCATCAGCCGACGTCCGCCCGATACGTGCGGGCCCGTGCTCGCGGCTTGGTCGCCGGCTGCTCGGCGGTGTCGTCGGAGGATTCAGCGCCTTCGTTGTCAGACGATCCGCCCCCTTCGTCATCGACGACCTCGACGGTCGGCGGGTACGGGGCCAGCACGCCCGACCCGACCAGCTCAGCGGCCGCGTCGTCGTCGACCACGATCGGTTGCGGCGGCACGTGCGTGTAGTGCAGGCCGTCGACCACGCACGGCACGCAAACCACGCTGTAGTAGCCCATCGTCACTCGACTTCGTTGATCATGGCCCACAGAGTCGCCTTACTCAGGCCGTCGAGTTCTCCAGCGGTGTAGTCACTTCCATCCGCGGTCACCGCGTTGTCGGCCAGCCATGCGACGAGCACCGGCTTCGTGGCGTTCGGCGGCGGCTTCTGCGCCACCTCCTCACCGGGCTCCTCGTCACCCGGGTCGCCGACCGGCGGCGTGACTGCCTGGACATCGTGGCGCAAAGGCGCGACCACGTCATCGCTGGGCGGAACAGTCACACGCGGCTTGACCACGTCGTACACCCCGGCGAAGTTGTCGGCCAGCACATCGTGCGGAAGGGCCGGCGCGATGACAACGCCGGCGGGTGGCTGATTGAACACGCCCGCCTTGTCGCCACGCTCGGCCTCCTGCGCCGAAAGCTCGACAACCTCGCCGCGATACCCGATCCGACGAGTTCCCTGCGGGGTTGTGTAGTCCCAGAGGGCCGTCGTGATCGTCTTGGTTACGGTCGTGCTGCTCATCCGATCAGCCCGCCAGACCAGTGATCTTCTTGACCGCGTACGGGTTCGTCACGCCCATGATCGGCATGACGTACGCCTGGACCCAGCTGGTGCGGTTCTTCGGTTCGCGCCAGGTCTCGGTCTGCAGTTCTTTTTCGTAGTCGACGAATCCGACCTGGCCCTCGACGGCCGCGTACGCGCTGCCGGGGGTGACCCGGTTGGACACGAAGTACGAGATCCCCGCATCGGCCAGAATGCTGGTGAGATCCGGGCCGTAGATGATCCGCAGGTTGTACCACTCTTGCGGGTTCATGATCCAGACGTTGAACTCGTTGCCGAGCTCTTCGACGTCGGCCGCCAGCTGCGCTGCCATGAAGTCGGCGAACGGGCGCGCGTTGTTCGCCGTCGGGCTCGTGCCGGTCAGGGTGACGTTGGTCCAGTTGTGGCCTGTGATCACGCCGGCGCCGCCGAGCGACGAGATCACCGCTTCGAGCACGGCGACGGTGCGGCTGTTGACCTTCCGGACGATCGTGTTGCCGAGCTGGCGGGTCTGGTTGTCCATGTAGAAGCGGTCGTTGCGGGTGAGCGCCTCGTCGGAAACCGGGAACTTGCCGCCCCAGTCCTCGGACTTCGCGACCTTCGGGGCCGGCCGCGAGCCACCCACGGTGGGGTACTCGTCGGTCGGGCCGCGCTGCTCGACGTCGCGGTCCAGGTACAGATCGTTGGCCGTCACCGCGTCGTAGATGATCGCCCCGGCCTTGGTGCTGGCACCGGACCGGGAGAACAGCTTGTCGATGATGAACTTCTGCAGCGTCAGGTCCGCGAGCCGCTTGGTGATGCGGCCGGGCTGCGCCAGCGCAGTTTCGACGGTCAGGGTGGTTCCACTGACGGTTGGTGCGCCCAGTGGGAAGGTGATCTGGGAGGTAGGCATGGTGGTCAGTCCCTTTCTCTAGTAGAGGCTGATCTCGGCGTCGGCACCCGACGTCGCTGCGGTGACGGCGTAGCCGACGGCCACACCCGATGCCTTGGTGACGGCCTGCCCGTTGGAGCCGACCTCAACCTCGGCGAAGGCGGCGATGTTGGCGCCGGCGGTCACGAAGGTGACCCGCGAATTGCCGCGGGCCACACCGACGATGTCACCGGAAGCCGCGTCGTACTTCGAGACGCCACACACGCGGCCAGCCGCGTCCGCATGCGCCACCGCGATGTTGCCGCTCGAGCGGTTGCCGCTGATCTTCAGGAACCGCTTACCGGTGACGGAGGCCGACGCGCGGCCCGTGATGTCACGGCCCGGCTCGTACACACCCACATTTTCGTTCGCCATGGTTTTTTAGCCGTCCTTTCGCTCGGGTTCAGTCGGGGCGGTGTTGAACCACCCCAGGTCGTCTTCCTTCTCGTTCTGCGGCACGTGGTTGTGCCCGACCTCGGCGACGGGGATGAATCCCTTGGCCATCTGCCCGATCAGGGTGGTGGTGCGGTCCCGGTCGGTGTCGAGCATCGCCAGGTAGTGATCGCGCTGCGCAGGAGGGAACTTGCCGTCGCGGATAGCGGCCTCGACGAGGGCGGTGTCGCTGTCGCGCAATTGGCGGGCGAAGGCTTGGGCGCCGAGCTGCGCGGCCTGCACGGTCTCGTCGAACTTCTCGGCGTTGACGAGAACCAGTCCGGCCTTGGCCGCAGCGGCCACCAGCTGCTCGGCCGGAATGTCGCCATCGGCGTCCTGGCTCGCGGTGGTGTCTGCGCGTTCGGTCAGCGCCTCGTCGAGCGCCTTGAGTACGGTCTCGTCGTCGGCGTCGGCGGCGATGCCGAGCTTCTGCGCGAGGCCTTCCTTCAGGGTGGGCATGGCGCCCTCCTTTCCTTTGTTGACCTCGGCCTCGGCGGCAGAGGGAATCTGTTGGGCTGCAACCCCGTTGCGCGCCTCCGCTCGGGAAGCGAACGCCACAGCTGGCTTCTGGGCCGATGCCCGGGCGTTGACGTACTCGACCTTGACCTGCTGACTGTCGCCGAACTCCACCTCACCGTCGCCGGTGATCGTGTACGAGACCCGTTCGATGGTGTCGTCCTCGTCGTTCTGCACGATCAGCTCGGCCGGTTCGATAAACATTTCGCGGATCCACAGGTACCAGTTGCTGCCCGGGCCGTCGTAGTACGAGCGGCGTACGTCGTCGATCGACGTACCCGCCTGTTCGACAGCGGCTTTCGCCATTTCAGTCTCCTTCTCAGGTGCCTTGGTGAACAGGTCGTAGAGCGATTCGAGGGTCCCGATCCCGGGCTGGACCACACCGAGCAGCGCGACCGCGTGCACCACGAAGGGGTGCACATGGCCGAGCTGGCACACATAGTTGCTCTCGAATTCGCCGGACCGGTCGGGGTAGGCCGACGCGATGACCGAGCGGCCTTCGCTGTCGGCCGCGGCCAGCCAGGCCGGCACTCCGACGTAGTCGCCGATGAGTGTCTGTCCGTCGTCGGCGAGCCGAAGGTCGTCAATGAGACCGATCGACGGATCGCCTGAACCGGGCGTTCCTGTGTGCCCGAACTTCAGGGTTGGCCGGCGCACCGCGGGGCAGTCCATCGCGGCGACGGCGGCGGCCAGGTCCTCGGCGCTCGGATGCCAGTCCTCGGCGGTGCTGATGTTCCAGAAGCCGACCGAAGCGATCTCCACGCCGCGGATCGTGGCCAGCGTCGGCGTGCCGGGCACGTCTACCACAGTGGAACCTGCCCCGGCCCCGGCTTGCGGCGACTCGGCCTCCCTGGGCCCGCAGACTTTTTCGACGGCGCGGTGTCTTCCTCCGGGTCTTCCAGGGGTTCGTCCTGCTCTTCTGGATCTTCCGGCGGCGCGCCGAGGTGCTGACGGATGAAGGCCCGGATCGCCGGATCCGGCTTGAGTAGCTGCGCCTGTACCAATAGGTTCAGCGCCGCGGCCTGGGCGTCCTGTTTCGATCCGACGTCATCGGCGACTAGCAGCGGCGCGGTCTCGTCGATCGAATAGTTCACATCTACCAAATCCTCGATGACGTGCTCGTTGGTGACGTCGAGCAGATCGTCGAGAATCGCCTGCACCGCTTGGATATACGGGTCATTCTGCACCTCGGCCAGCGCGTAACTACCGCCCTTACCATCTAGGTTGAACACCTGTTGCAAAGCCACGATGCCGATCTGCTTGTCGTGGTAGTCGATCGCCGGCCGCGGATCGACCCGCATCCCCTCGACACCGAGCAGTTTCATTATCGCCCCGGCCGGCAGCGCGACACCCGCCGTATTGCCGCCTCGATACCGCTTGGCCAACTCCAGGTACGGGCGCATCGCGTCGGTGTCCGTGGCCTCGATGCCGTCCGGCGCCGTCACAATCGGAACACCAACACCGTTACGGCGCACCGCGACCGCTTCCAACCGAATCAACTCATTCTTGAGGATCCAATGCTTGTAGGCCGGCCGCAGCAGCGACGTCCCGATCCACACACCGTCCTCAGGCTCATGCCGATACACCACCAGCCGGTCAACAGTGATCTCCACACCGCCGGCCATCAAGCTCGCAACCGTCATGGTGCCGTCGGGCGGTGACTGCACGACGGACACCAGGCCGCCGTCAGCGGCAACGTTCCACTTCGAAATCGTCCTTTGCGGCCGCGGCGCCAGCTTCTTCAGGTGCAATTTGCCGTCATCGCCGAGCGCGTACACCTGCTCGAACACACTATGCCCGTACTGCAGATGCGTCATAGCGCTGCGCAGATGTTGCTGCCAGGAGAACCGGCCCTTGCGACGCCGGCGAATCTGCTGCCCGAAATCCGCGTCGTTGTCGCCCTTGATCGGCAGCCCGAAATCCGTGGCGATGTGCTCGACAACCTCGTCGCGGGCCCCGTTCCGCTCGATGTAGTACGCGGTGCGGCGGATCGGCAATCGGATCGCCGCCAGCAGCGACCACACCCGGGCGTCATCGCGTGGCATCTTCCCGAACACGTTGAGCGACAACGGATACGTCAACTCCGGGACCTCTTCGAGGAGATCCCACATCATCCAATCGGTAAGGTTCTGACCGGAGCCGACGTACGGGTTGACGTAGCCGAGTTCGTGAGTCATCGAGGTGGGGAGGCTGGCCACGGTCACCCCTTTCCTCGGCTAGAACGTTGCGCTGAGCGCATCGAAGTCATCATTGATTCCGGACAAGTCAACCGAGGCATCCGCTCCCTCGGTATCAGCGAGAGGCGGCGGGGGTTTGCGTCTCGGTCGGCCGAACTTAAGCAGCGCCCACCGCGCCAACGTCGCCCCCATCAACTGCGCGTGCGACGCCACATCCACGACCTCCCACACGAACCCCGACGGCGTGATCTCATGCTTATTCGCATTCGCCACCGCAACCCGCAACCCGTCCTGCCCCGAATGCGACAGCACCATCGCGTCCGCATCCGACAGGAACCCGCCGCACGCCTGCGCCTCCTCGGCCCGCGTCGGAGTGACCGCGTCGATCCCGATCGCCTCCAGCAGCGGCATCACCTCCGCCGCCGCGCCGCGGCCGACCACCA